TATTGGTTATTTGAAACAGTCATAATATTTTCCTAGGTTTTAGTTTGCGTTTATATCGAAACCTTCAGCCGCCGAGAACGGTGATACAAGTTCACTTGTTACTGGGACAGTTAGTGTGATCGCTCGTAATGTATCTTCGTGGTCGATCATCTCACATACTACCTCATAAGTGTCCGCGTCTAGTCGGTCTACTGGTTTAAAGTAAAGTTTTGGTACAATACTATCCCTATCAAAGTATATATTGGTAGTGATAGCAACTATTGGGGTATCGTGTTTAGACAAGAGCCGAGCATAATTCTGCATTCCCATAGCCCCGCCTTTGTCGTTACCGAATATTGATGTGGCAGGTATCTGTAACTGATACACCTCATCGGGCTTATCCCCAAATACAACTGCTAGTCGTTGTGAGAACCGACAAGCCCTACCCCCATACTGACCTGAACCCCTAATGTTTTGGGGGCAGTCCATACAACGCATAGCTTGCCGTTGATCTTGGGGTACTTCATTAGACGGTAACTGTGTATCGGAAGACCAACACGTAGGTACCGCTACCCTATTAGGGTCATATGCATCGCCATAGTAAGCGCGAGATACTGGGGCGGCATTAATTACCACCACTTCTATAGAACCTGAATCGTCAGTACTAATTTTTGTGCCTCCAACTACAAAGGTAAACTTGCCACCCTGTATGCTGATTCGACGTAGATTAGTATTACTCATTAAGCGTCATCGTCCAAGTCTAGTTCTAATTGTTTAAACTCCCCCCCTCTCTCTGCGAGTGATAATTTGTAGCTGTCATATAACTCTCCACCAAGGGGGCCGTCCTTCTTCGGTGCCCCAACCAAAGCGCCTTCAACATCCACTAAATTAAAGCGATAGGTCGTGCCTACTTTTACATAGGTATTAGGTGGAATCTTATCTTGTCTTACCCATGCACGTATGGTGGATAACGAAACAGAAAAGTGTTTAGCCACTTTTTCTATTGGTACAAATACTTCTGACATTATTTTCTCCTTACTGATACTACATATTCTGAATCTACATTCAGCCCTTTAGGTACTAGGGTAGGATTTTCTTCTAGAAACTGCTTCATGTTTGTTTGGTTAAGTCGCTTGTCAAGTAACTCCGGCGCCCCATGCTCTAACACAAACTCATGCATGTTGCTCCAATCGCTAGTCCAATACCTAGTCTTAGCAGACCTGTAAAACAATCCTTCTGAAGTCTTTACACTATCAACACCCTGTTCCTTACAGTAGTCAAGTAATGCTCTCTTAATCTTATCTACCTGCTCAGACAGTTTGCCATCTTCTTCTTTAAATGCCGCTGAAAGTTCCGAACGCCTATCCTTAATCTTCAAGTAGATTTTGGTTAACTGTTCAGCAGTGGGCTTAACTTCCTCACTCATAATACGCTCCTCTTATTAACGGGATGTTCACTTTAGTGCGTTATTATACTCTAGTCAAGTATTTCTTTGTAAAGATCAATCATTTTTGTGTGTACATCGATTCTGTTATCTAATAATGAGTAAACACGTTTCTCTGCGTGGGAACCTTGGAGCTGGACGACGGTACATTTATGATCTTGTCCTGACCTGTGTACACGAGCGTTAGCTTGCGCGTATGTTTCCAAAGAACTAGTAGGTGCCCACCATACTACTGTGTTAGCCGCAGTCAATGTAACTCCGTGTGCCGCTGACTGAGGTTGTATTACTAGCACCTTCGGATTGTCTTGCTCTTGGAACCTTTTAAATATATCAGTACGTCTAGGTGCAGGCACATCTCCACGAATAACCTCTGTTGATATACCATCTTCTCGTAGCTTGCCAGTTAACATGTCAATGGTGTGCTTGAAAGGTACGAACACTAATACTTTCTTGCTAGACTCATCTATGACTTCTCTTAACACCTTATACCGTGGGGATATATCGAACTCTAACGAGTCCCCCTTGTCGGTATACACTGCACCTGCGGATATCTGTAATAACTTATTCATGTTAACTGCCGCATTAGCCGCTGTTATCTGTTCACCTGCCGCTTGCATAACCATCTTACTCTTTAACTCTTTATAGTATTTCAACTGTTGTCTAGTTAGTGCTACCTCTCGCTTGACGTATACCATAGGTGGTAGGTCTAGACATTCATCTTTAGTAAACCTGATCGCAGGTTGCAACACTCTATGTACCGTAGTAGTAGCATCCTCTTTTGGTACCCACTTAAAGTTTGTAACCTTAGCCATAACCTGATCGCGGAATGACCCAAAGAACCTAGGCACCCCAGTGGGGTTAACGAGTTTAGCTATACCGTATGCATCAGTAGGACTCTGTGCCGCAGGGGTACCTGTCATCATCCATAGCCATGTACTTGGCCCGACTAACTTAGCTAGGGTCTTCCATCGTTTAGTCTGTGGATTCTTATAGTGAGTAGCTTCGTCTACAATTATTAAGTCAAACCCTCCGTTGGCTACGGCGTCAGCTACTATCTCTACCCCGTCATAATTTATTATCACATACTCGGCATCGCCCCCTATTATCTTTGCACGTTTAGCCTTAGCCCCATATGCTACGTCCACCTTACGGTGCATAGCAAAACTAAACAGATCGTTCCTCCACGCCGAATCCATAATAGATAGGGGACATATGACAAGTACTCTGTTGATAGCGCCTTCTTTTAGTAGGTAATCAGATGCCCATATAGCACTAGCTGTTTTACCTGTACCCTGCTCGTTAAAGCAGAACGACTTGCGGTTGAGTGTCAAGAAACTAGCGGTGACTTTTTGATGCTCGAATGGGGTGTATTTGCCCGTCCACTTGTACTTAGATTCTATAGGAGAGGGAGCATTGATCTTCATGTTGCGTAGTACTTGTGTCTCTTCTAGTCCCCAGTTAACAAGTACTTGGTTGTTTGGTAGTTCTCTACTCTTAGGTATTACCGATGTAACCTTTGCAGGGTTACGTAGGGTGAGTAGCAATGCTTTGTTATCTACTATCTTCATATCTGTACGAACTCCGTCGCGAAATAGCGTGAAGTAGGTGTCCACGTCACACTGAAATATAATTACTTACTAACACGTTAAGGTGATAACACCTACGTATTCGGTTAATGGGTAGACTGAATAACTGAATAACTGTACAACCCAGTCAGGTCGCGGCTTTGCTACATACGCAACCTTAGTACCACCGCCATACTAATCGATATATTATATCGTTTGCTTAATTATTATGACGTTTTTAGTAGCCCTGCTTCGTCCACAGATAGGGCTAAGTCTGACTATGGGCCAACATTCTAGACCTGAACTACCCTGATTTTATACGTATTACTAGTTCTCCACAGGAGGGGGACTACGTACTTTGTTTTACGACGCATCGGGGTAAGCGTCCCACACATTAACCTTTACTCATCGCCCCACCTTCGGAACGATTCTTCTTACGGCTCTGCACCGTAACACCATCTTTGTTGCTACCGCCTCGACTCAATGCTTTCTTGTGCGCTACATCTTTACCTTCACGCTTGTCCGCTTTGCCGTTCTTGTTAGCATCTTTACCTTTCTTATCCATAGCACGTCGAGCACGTTGCCTTTCCATTCGTCGTTCATGCTCGGCACTACCAACAGGGGCGTTCTTTTGTTTCTTGCGATCTGCTTTATTCTTGTACGGCATTAGTTTCTCCCATTGTGCACACACTCTGTCACTATGCAGTGACGCTTACATAGCCCACTTTGGTGTGCATTCCATACGTTGTTTTTAAATGCTTGCTCCATACTACTATAATCCGCTAACCACTTAGACCACAACTTAGGTTCGTCTGTCCTACTGTAACTATCCCGTACCAACTCGTTACACACTACAAAGATTAAGCCACCCCTAACGAAATCTATCTCCGGCAAAAACTTAAATACCGCAAGAGCCATTAGTTCTAACTGCCCTTTGTCTGCATACCTAGCGTTCTTACTAGTCTTGTAGTCTATGACCCACGCTGTTTTGGTTTTCTTATTCACTATAACTAAATCTGCTATACCCCTCCACCAAACTTCGTTGTCAAAGAATCCGCACGGCTCTAGGTTTTCAGTGAGTCCCATCTTCATCTCACATATCTTCTCACCTTCCTTTGCGTTGAGTACATCCAACACAGCTTTACAGTATGCGTACTCAGGGGGTAACTCTTTACCATCCCTAATATATTCTTCTGCCGCTAGGTGTACCGCAGTACCGTACAACATAGCACTGGTTTCGGGTTCTTTGTAGTCCTTTGCCACCTTTAAGTGGTAAAACTTCTTAGGACACTGCTCAAATGATTTGATCTTTGAGAACGACCACGGTGCAATACTCAATGTAATTTACCTCCACTATCAATGATCTCTGACACGGTAATGAGTTCCTCTATAAGTGAGTGCATCATGTCAGAGTTAAGCAGTATACGATCTTTATGTTCGTGACT